AAGAAACCAATTTTACCAACAGTTGAAACAAGGAAATTGATATGAGCTACGACAACACAAATCGCGGAGCAATCTGGAAGAACGAAAAGAAAGAGAATGAAAAACACCCAGACTTTAAGGGCGACTTAAACATTGATGGCGTTATTTATAACGTGTCGGCTTGGAAGCGTAAGCCAGACGCAAACCCTAAAGCACCTCTGCTGTCTTTATCAGTTAGCAAGCGTGAAGTTCCTCAAGAAGTTAAGCAGGCTGCAATGCACAGTAATCACGGCAGGCAAGCTCCTAAACAGAACACTCCTGACCCATTTGATGACCAGGATATACCGTTCTAGGAGCTAACATGGAATCACATACGTTTGTAAAAGTGCAGGCTGCGCTTGGCTACGACAATGCCAGGATGGCTGCTGAGATCGGGCTGTCAGAGCGAATGGTGGTTGCTATGAGATCGGGCGAAAGGCTGATCAGCATCAAAACCTCATTAGAGGTTAAAACTGCAATAAAAAGGCAAATTGATTGCTTGAAAGCATTGCAGAAGTGCTTAAAATAAAGCACAATCAAACGACACACACAGAAGGAGTTAAGAAAATGCGAAGAGAACCTTCAGTCACAGAAGTCTTTGTTAAGCTGGGCATTGAGTTTAAGGCCAGTTTTGACATGGTGACAGACGATGACGGCGAATCATGGCTTGTGCTGGCAGGCGAGTACATTAACGGCAAGCGCGATTATCTGCCGCCAAGAGTTGAAGCCAAGCTGTACGAGATGGCTGATCAACAGTGCGAATATGATTGGGAGAACAGGCCATGCTAATGAGCAGATGGATTTTGTGCCAGTACACAGACGAAGGTGAAATGACAAACCCTGAGTTTGTTGACGCGCCGGATGATTCAATGTGGTGGGTCGATGGCGTAGGGGCTTGCCACACTGTAAAAGAAAAGTGCCGCATCTTGGGTTACCCATCTCGCATTGCGAGAGTGCTGCACCCAGATGACTAAACACAATCAGCATTTTATTGAGTTTATACTGCACCGAATTAGGTGCAGGGAGTTAAGCAACTATGAAACCCCTTAACCGCGCCGAAATAGTCGGCATAATCGCAGGCCTGCTGCTAATAGCAGCAACAATTTACTGGAGCTAACACAATGAACTATTTAATCACTCTCGCAATTGGAACAGCCATTGGTTACTTGGTCGGCACTTATGGATCGCGTTATGAGCGCAGTGAAGACATACAGCGTTTGATTGACATTGATGCTACTCAGCGCAAAGCGGATGGCATTAAACGCACTGGCGACACTATGACTGAGTACCAGGGACACGAGTGCGGAGCCGGAAGGCCGCGAGAGGTGGCACGATGAAAGATGTCATCGACACAGTAACTAGGATGAGACAGCAGCGGCAAGCTGAGGCAAAGAAGATGCTTAAAGAGGCAAGCATCATCTGCGGAACTATAATAATGCTGGCTGTCATCATCATTGTTGTTGGCGTGAGGATTAGTTGATGGTACTAGATACCGAGTTTTTGCTGTACGCTATTAGTGAAAAAATTGAGCAGTCGCGGATCACTGGCCTGACTACTGGGTTAATAATGGAGTCAAATGCACTGGCAAACAAGGTAAACAAAAATGAACACCTGCCTGACCTGTGCCGCATATCGGTTTCCGAGTAGCAAACCAGCTATGTTCTGCCCGTTGGGTTATGAGCAGGTAAAGATGCACTACATTGTGATGCCGAAAGGTAGCTGCCCAAAGCCTGACACCCATTCCCAAGCTATGACACTTTACGAGGAGCATAAAAAAAATGATGAAATATCAGAAGGTGGAAAAGGATGTCAAGGAACGGCTTGAGTTAGACATCAAGATGTATCTGTCTGCCGGTAATAAGATTGATGTGCGCCAGCCTGGTGAATCTGTTGCAGTTGATGGCACAAACGAATGGCCTGCCGGTTTTTATAATGAAGACAACATAATGTTCCACAAAAAGAAGCCGAGGCCGCGATGAAGTTTGTCACCTACCCATCAGGAAGCGTCCTGTGCTGCGCTCCACACGATTCTGGGTCAATCATGGCACTATGTAGCGACTTACAGTTATCGTTGCAGGAGCGTCACGATAAAGCCCAACAAGAGGTTCAGGAGATACTTGACAGACTAGCCGCCGGAGAGGAATAACGCTCTTTCCGCTTCTCTGCGCCTGACCAGCCCATTAAGTACCTTGCCGCCAGCTTTAGTCCACTTCAGGAACTCATCTGCTGCGCCCTGATAGTCACCACGATTAAACTTCATCCGCAGCGTACTAGATTGCAAATTGCCTAGCCCCACGTTGAAAGCAAACGAGACCATTGCATCCAGGTGGCACTGGCTATCAGCAGCAGCATGACATAATCTTCGTACGCCAGCCGAAAACCGATCCAAATCTGCCTCAAGTAACGCATCAATTTCATCAGCATTCCAAAGCCTATTATGTTCTGTGCGTAGTGGATAGCTGGCTCTCTCGTCTGTTTTGAGCCGCGCTTGGTCTGGATAGAGTACTCTGCCAAAACCAATCGTCCAAAGATCAGCAGGACACTTGTAGGGCTGATTGTGACAGCCCTCAAATGATTTGATCAACTGGATGCCAGCTTCGGATATTGTCATTTCTTGTTGAATGCCTGGGACCCGAACCAGAAGCTGATGATTGCGGCCAAAATCGCCATTTCGTCATCAGAGAAGACCATGTCCATCGCCTCAGCAAACGCCACGCCTGTGCTGTACGCATACCAGATACCAGCCACATCAACAACGATCAGCAAGCCGACAAACAGGTATGTCACGACTGGGCGAACAGAGGCGCGTAGATTAATCACCCACGTTGATGCACCTTCGCCGATCTTCATGTCATGCTTCCACATCGCCAGTTTTTCCTGCGCTTGTGTCTGCATCTCTATCTGCTCGGTCTTGATTTCCTCGACTCTAGCCTGTGCAACAAAGCCTTCCTTAGCAAGTGCAATCTCGCGCTCACGCTGTGCGGCCATCAAAGCTAACTCGTGCTTCTGGTCTCCCTTCTGCTGATAAACATCAATCAGTTTTGGTAATCCACCCGCAGCAAATCCCATCAAACTTGATATCAAACTCAACATAGCTGTTACCCCAGATTCATTAAAATGCCGATTATTAATGCCAACAATGCACTTACTAAACCGATTATCACAAGAATGGTCAGCACGTTTGCGATAAACTTTCTCATCTTCCTGCGCTGGTTTTGAATAGCTTTAGCGCGGGTGTCTTTAATACGCGCCCTGTCGCGCATCATGGCAGTGTACTCGTCAGTCCCCCATCGCCAGACTATTAACTCACGCAGTTCCTTCTCTTGCTGCTCGATTTTCTTTCGGGCTACAAGTGCCTGTAATGCCTCCTGCTCAACACTGCCGCTGGAGATCAGCTTCCTGAATAACGGCGGGTCGTTGGCTTCTTCCTCTGCGGACTTGACATCACTGACTGCGCCAAACCACGTTCCCAGTTGGTTTGCCATGTCTTCCAATTCTCGACCTGCGGATATTCCCTTTTTTAGCAGATTAAACGCAGATGTGGCTATGGCTAAGGCAGAGACTGGGTCGAGCATTATTTCAACTCAGTTACGTCATCGCCCTTACGGACAGTGACTTTGCCATCTTCTACATCCACGCGCATTGACGGCTCTTTCTCAGCAAGCTGTGCAATAAGTTTCTGGATGACTTCAAATTCTGGTCGGTCAGGTTTCTCTTGAGTACCAGCAATGCCGTTCATCATGTTGATCAGTGCAACCAAAGCACCACCGATCATTGTCATTACGGCAGTGATAGCACCCTCGGACAGAAAGTAGGACGAGCCAACACCGATTAAGACAATGGCAGTGATGTACATAAGGCCGTACTTGCCGATAGCTTTGCCAGCGACCTCTTTGGCTGTCTCGTATCGAACTGGACTTTCTTCGCTCATTTGTCTGCCTTTTTGTCCAGCTTGCTGAACACCTTGTCAAAGTTCTGATTCATCTCTTGCCGGAAAGTTTGCATGTCCTGCCTGAACTCCTCGCGGCTTAAGAGGCCAGCCTGTTCACGTTGCAGGTTTTCTATCTTGCGATCCTGTTCCTTGTTGTCCTCGCGAGTGGATTTGACGAACCAGGCTACTACAGCACCAGCTCCGGCTATCAACATGTCAATCAGGCTTGATTCGGGCATATCTACCTCTACAGGATAGCAATAATCGCAGCCTCTAAATCAGCCGCAGTGGTCGAGGTTGTGAACACAAAGTTGATAGCGCAGTCGCCTGTATATGGCCCATTGACCCAGCGAAACTGGAGCAAATTATTGTCCATGTCCTGACCAGTAACCTCAGCCTGTGGGTGAGTAGCAGAGCCTGTGTCTACAATTAAGCCTGTTGCGTTTGGCTCTACCGTAATACTTGGGTCAGCAATGTACGCATCAATGCCAGCAACAACATCTGCCTCGGTTGTGGTTGTAGTCCACAGGAATGGAATTACCGCATCGCCGGTATCTGGCAAAGTCGCAGTGATGGTGTCCTGCACAAAGTCCACCTGGTGAACCAGTGCCTCACCTGTTGATACTGTAAGCTCAAGTGCTGACATTTTAGCTCTCCAAAGTTGAATAACGGATAACCCACGCAATGCTCATAGTCGCATTTGTGTCAGGATCGACCGTAAGTTTTAGGTTTGTGCCGTCTGTCGTGCGGTTAGCCAGCGTGAAGCTCGTTGTCCCAGCAGCCAGCCCAGTTGTAATCGTCACATAGCGGTCAGTGTCTGAACCATCACCGATAATAATGTCATGTGGTGTCGCACCCGATACTGTGCCTACGATTGACTCTATGTAAGCATTAGCCGGTAGGATCGCTTGGTTGACACCGCCGATGTATTGCAGTTCGTTAGTGCCAGCCCATGTGTTTGTCCAGCGTACTTCACGGGTTTGTGATACAGGGCGACCAACGACTGTTGCGCCACTTGCCGGTAGCAGCGCGTGATTCTTGTTGCCGCTTGTGTCAAAGATTTGGCCGGTGTTGCTTTGAGCGTTGCTCGCTATTAGTTCGGAGGTTAGGCCGATTGTTCGCGCCGTTACATCATCAATTTGAAACTCGCCAACCTGAGTGGCTGAGTGCATGATTTCAACCTGAGCAATCGTTCCGGATGTGGTGATAGCAAGGTCAAGCGTTCTGGTTTCTGTCCCAGATAAAGTAAATGTTCCAGAAGCAGCAGCAAGCCCAGTACCGGGCGAACCCGCTGCGCGAAGATTAACTGGACCCAAAACACCAGCCCTGCCGAGTTGGACGTTCCCGCTTGCCACCTTTGTTGTAAATTGCAACCGGACTACCTGCCCAACAACAACGGCTAGAGGCGCAATAGCAATCGCAGTATTTATAAAGTTTGTGGACGTACCATCAGTAACCGTTACACTTGAAAGCCAGTCTGCTGTTCCCGATATAGGCGTAGTGGTGTTTCTCCCAACCGATGCGGTGATAGTTCCCTGTCTGCGAAGCTCTGACCAGCCGGTTGCATCAACCTCAAGATTGGTATTTGTTACTAGCTGAGTCTGACTCGCCCCCCGATCAGCCAGCGCAGGGCCGTTGATGCTAAGGGATAGAACTTCTGCTGAGGTTAGGGCGCGGTTGAATATAAGGGCTTGACGCGTCTGTGTATTCTCGCGCAGACCGCTTGATCTGCCAGAAATGTTAAGTGCGGCAGTAGGGTCAATAAGACCTCTTGTTGCCGTAGTTACCGCAGCGCCAAGCTGTACGCCATCAACGTAAAACGTCACAGTATCGTTTGGCGATCCGCGAGAATATGTCACTGTAATCTTTGCGTCTGCTTTTGTGTTTGCAACAGTGCTTGCTATAGTAGCAGCAGTCCCGCCGGTTGAGCCAAGCACGGCAAATCTTAAAAACCCAGTGCTTAACTGCAAAACCTCATAGCTATACGTGCCTAATTTACTAATCAAATGCGCTGTCGTTGTGGTTCCTGATGTTACTCCATCCCAGTGCAGCGTAAAGTCTCCAAGACCAAAGTTATTCTGCACGTTCGACAACTGCTGTATCCCATTACTACCACTCGCAGCAGCCGTCATCTGCACAGAGATGGCGCGAGCAAGTGGATTGGTGAACGTTGTTACGCTGCTGATGTTAACAATCGCAGCAGCAGAGGCAGCACTAGCAGCGGCAGCGTTGGCCTGTGTGGTGGCGTTGTTGGCGCTAGTCAATGCGCTTGATGCAGACGTTGACGCATTAGATGCGCTAGTGGAAGCAGCACTGGCTGAGCCAGATGCCAATCCAGCTTGAGTCGTTGCAGTGGTTGCGAAGCCAGACGCTAAACCAGCTTGCGTTGTCGCTGTGCTTGCGCTGCCAGATGCCAATCCAGCCTGAGTAGTCGCTGTGGACGAACTTGCAGCAGCGTTAGTCTCACTTGTCGCTGCATTCGCTTCACTTGTCGCTGCGTTGCTGGCACTTGTTGATGCGTTAGCCGCTTGAGTAGTAGCAGAAGACGCGCTAGACGTAGCAGAAGACGCGCTAGACGTAGCAGAAGCCGCGCTGGCAGCGGCAGAAGACGCGCTAGATGTCGCAGAACTCGCTTGTGTAGTGGCAGTTGAGGCGCTAGATGATGCAGAACTCGCGCTAGATGATGCAGCACTGGCAGAGCTAGAAGCTAGCCCAGCCTGCGTTGTCGCAGTGGCTGCGCTTGCGGATGCGTTGCTTGCCTGAGTTGTAGCAGTAGCGGCACTAGCAGCAGCAGAGGTCGCAGAAGCAGCAGCAGCCGTTGCAGAGGCCGCAGCAGCAGCAGATGTTCCCACCCAGTCACTCGGCGATGATGCAGGAGTGTCGCCAATGGTTGTTCGCAAAGCCGTGTAGAACACACCATCAGGGCCGACCACGTTCTGGCCGACTGTGTAGGTGACGGTTGATACATACGCCAGGCTAATCAGCACCCAGTACGTTGGTTCTGTAAGCGGGTTTTTGTTCAGGTTTGCGTTCTGCAAAGATTGATACAGCAGGTTGTCGTATGTAATTACTGAGCCTTCTTTATAGGTTGTGCCTGCGCTCCACTCAACAGAGTACAAAAACGTCCACGATCCAGTTGTGTTGACTGGGTTGTTGTTGACGTTACCGTTGATCAGAGAAACATAAAAGTCGCCATTAGAGCCTTGCACAACATCGTTGGCGTTGTAGTCTTTACTGGCTACCCAAGGGTTACCAAAGGTAGCAGCCGTTTCTCCTACTGGATCACGCACAAGTATCTGCACACCAGCCGAGGT